TGATTGGAGAGTTATCTGGAGATACAGCAGATTTCTTAAATGAAATCCCCTGGTTTGACGGTATTATTTACATACTAATGCTAATGGGCCTATATGTGTTCTACAAGTGGGTGAATAGTAAGTTCTAATGGATTCTTGATAGAGCAGCAATATAGATAATACCTAATGCAGCACAAAGGATTAGTGCGCCCCCTATAATCCAGAGAAAGATCTTCATTTCTTCTTCTTCTTTTTAGGTTTAGGAGGCCTGCCTCTTTTAGTCCCGTATGTTCCTACCCCCTGTTTACAAAATACCATAATATTACTCCTCGGTTGCCATCAAGGTTTTATCTAGTACTCTGTTTGCTTTGTCTTTCATTTTATCAGCCATGCTTTTATCTTTTTTACATACTTCTCTGTATATGTCATTGTTTCTGCTAACTTTAGATAGATCTTCAGAGACAATTTCAGGAGGATTACTTTCCAATAACCACTTCTTAGTATCATCATTAAGCTTGATTTCGTCATACCACAAGCACTCTTTGGAATAGTAGTCGTTGTGATCGTAAAATCCCAAAGCAAAATTAAACACAGGCGGTATTAATTCAACTATAGGAAAACCACTACATCCCGTCGAGAACATCAGGCATACCAGACCTATCCCGAACTTTTGCTTTAGCTGCATCGATTTCTTTTTCCACTTCATTTTGAGCGGCCATTCCTTTAGGGTGATTAATATTATTAAATACATTACCTGCTAGCCAATTAAATATGGGCCATAGTGTTCCAAGCACTGGAATTTTTTGAACAAACCTATCAGGTAGAGCGCCAGTAACTGCTGTAAATACAAGCACTATTTGCCCTACTATTGCGAACCATCCTTGTCCTTCGAATATTGCAGCTATGTCCATAATGTTCTCCTAGTGGTATCTTTATTGAGGTAGCTCAATTTTATACCAATGATTTGGATGTCTAACAAACCTTGGGCTACTTAAATCATATACTGAATAACAACGGTCGTTCGGAGACCTAAATACCATTTCACGCTTATGCCTGGGTTGAAACTTACAAGATACAGGGGTCGCAGTGTAGCTCACTTCAAGTCCTGACTTATGAATAATCTGTATTTGTGTAGGAATCTCATTCACAGACCAATCAATTAATTTATGTGGAGATGGTATTATCAGCATGATCGTAATGATCAGCTCGTTCATTTTTTAACTGCAGGTTTCCCTCTATCAGCACCCATCTTCCAAGTAGCAGCACCGCCTATACCAAGCAGACCCCATGCTTCTTGGGAAAAAGAATGAAAACCCCACATTTGACATACTGTCATACCAACACCAAGTATCATTAGTGCATAAGTTTTTTGACCTGGCATTGCTTTATCAATAAAACTAATTATTGTTGCGATCATTTTAGTTCTCCGGTTATTAATTATTAACGCCTAACCACATAGCTAAGGTTACTGCGCCTGCTACTAAACACCAAATAAAAGTTAAATTACTGACCACTACTTTTTCCTTTAGTAATTAAATGAGAAACAATCATTTCTACATTACGTTCAATCGTATTAAGATCTTCTTTAGTTAAAACTACTTTTTCCAAAGCAGTAACACGTTCACTTAAAGTATCGTGGTTATTGAAAACTCGTTTTGTTATAAGTCCCCCTAATACAGCTAAACTACCTATTAACATCTCATTCAGCTTATCCATCTGTTCCTCACTTTGTCTTGGTCATTGCTGCTAATGGATTTTCAAGTGCTTTAGTAATTTTCTTATCTAGCTTTTCTTCTAACATTTCTATCTGATTATCCACTTTTTGTAGCTTATTGTCTACCTTTTGTAGCTTATCATCCCAGCGCTTGGATGTATCTGCTATTAATTGCCTTACTTCATTCTCAGCATTTCTCATAGCCGATCTTGTTTCCAATCCATCTTCCCTAGAACGCTTATCTATTGCAGCTATCTGATCTGAGAATAAATTGATGTCTGTTTTCATGGTTGTTCTTATATCTCTTGTAGTATCTTGAGCTTCGTCTATAATAGCTTTCATAGAGCGCATTTCACTGCTAATTAATTGTTTTGTATCACTAACTTCGATATCTAAGATCCCTATTTGTTTATCAATCCCAGAGAGATCCGGTGCTACATAGGACGTAATCTGGGCCTTCATATCCTGGTAGTCCTTATAGAATTCAAATCCTCCCCATAGTGCACCACCAAGGGTCCCTAATAAAGATATAATAATGAATAACTTACCGCCACTTGCCTTTATTCCACCATATTCAACTTCCATAATTACCCTACTTATATTGTGAATCAATCATTTTATTCATCATGGAATCAGATCCTAAACTTAATACACTACCTAACGGATCAATATACGAGGTAGATTCGTATGATACAGTTGTATCATAGAAGGCAACATCCGGTATTTCCTGCTGTTGATAAGAGCGAAATCCAGGTGTTCCTAGAATACCCATTAATGCTAGCTTAGTACTATCTGTATCTCCTCCAGCCATTGAAACTGCTTGTAATACTCTTGTTACTATAGCTTGTACTGCTTTTGCTTTATCTGCTTTAGTTTCTTTAGTATCTTCTTTTTCTTTCTTCTCTTCAGAGCTAGACTCCTGTTCTTCAACAGCTGTTTCAACCTCTGCTACTGCTTCAGCAACTTCTGCTACTGGTTCTGGTTGGCTATCAACAGATGCCATACCTGTATCTATTTGGATTGATTCTATTTTACCTGCTACAGTTGGAACAGATAATGTGACTGCTGCCGGAGTTGCTGATACTCCTACACTAATAGTCTGCGCTCCACTAGGCGTTGTAACAGATATATCCATTTGTGCTGTATCTACTGCAGATATACCTTGATCTGTAATTATATCATCAACAGCATTTGCAACTAGATCTAAGACAGTATCCTCAACATTATTAATAAGTTCGTAGGTAGAAGTTAAATTAATTGCGTTTGTTTGGGGCCCATTGTACCCATTAGTTAAACTAGTGCCTTCTAGAATTAGCCCAAACGTAGCAATAGAATAAGCTAATGTGTTTTCTGGAACGATTAGTTGACTAGTTATCGTTTGATATGCTTGACCCTCACCAGTTGTAAAATTTTGCGTATCTGAATAAGTAGTAGTCCCATCGGTTACCTTAATTTGTACTGAGAATGCGTCACCACCAGTATAGTTTCTATCTCTTAATCCAATAGAGCTGTCCATAGTGAATCCCTGGAGCATTTGGTCTTCAGTCATAAACGTATTGATATTATTGGTGATATTCCATTCTCCACCATGACTATCCCAATAAACTACATCATCATCAGAACCACTATCAGAGTAGATATTAGAACGTGGGTCGTATGTACATTCCGCATTATTTCTACCACAAACGTGAGTAGCTCCTGCACTCTTCTCTGTTATATCAGCAGTTGTTTCTGTATCTGCAAAGGCACCCCGAGCTAAAAAAACAACAGCTAAAATTATAACTAGTCTAATAGTCTTCATCCCAGTCCGGTACCTCATCATTATGATACGTGTCTAATTCTTTAACCTTATTCTTATTCTCTCGTTTTTCCCGCCATTCCTGGTAATCAGGTCTTCGATAAGGTTCTTTATCCCATATTACTTTTGCAGCTTCTCCTATCTTACCGTCAATAGGACATGGAGTACCAGCCATTTCCATAGCTTGAAATACTCTAACGTCTTGGCACATTAGACTAACACTAGCGACTTTCATACCCATACCATACAGCGAACGTGCAAGCTTTAATCTCTCACAAGTTTCATCTCTAATAGTTTTACCCATAGAGATACCAAACCATGCAGATTGAGCTGCACCGCTGATACCGGTAGTACATACATCTTGATTATTTATAATTACATTAGGAGACGCAGCCGTGCTTGGAGTTCTATCTACGGTAGTTGTACCAGTGACAGTTGAAGAGCTAACAGTATTGCTATCCGCAGCGTGTAATGCGGCAGGTGCCCAAAATACTAAATATATAAGAAGAATAAAGTAATTCATTAATTATTATGTATCTTGGCATTAGTATTTAAAGCCTGGTAATAATAGTATCATTGCGCCTATTAGTATAGCTATATAAAACAATAATCTAAGCATTTTCATGTATTAATATCAAAATTAGTCGCAAAAGTTTTTCTTGGAATATCATTGTTATGGGGGCTTACCCCATGCAACATATGACTCGGAAAAAATAAAATATCACCTGTTTTTATATCATTTATCACATGGGATGTATAATGTTTTAGTAATGACTTAAGTTTAACCGATGTTGAGATCTCATTTCTATCATAGAAATAAAAATTAGAAAAATTTTCTCCAACATTAACAAAAAACACGCAAGAAAAATCATGGCCTGAATGACTATGAACTTCTTGAAATTGCCCACGATTATATATATTTAACCAAGGATCATGCATTTTATAATTAAAGCCTGAACCAATATGACTAGCGAAAATATCTACACTAGGTTGTAATAAAGTATAATAATCTTCCCATTTTATCGGAACCTTTTCACTAGAAGACTCTGTCCCCCATGTAAATAGAGAATTATTAATATCTTCTTCAGTATACTTACTTAAACTACTAATTAACTGTTCTGCGTTAGGAGCTTGATACTTACAATAAAAATAACTGGGAAATATATAATTCATTAATAACTACATCCTATATCAACATAAGCACATACTATATCAGCACACTCTTTTATATTTTTAACATCCGTTTTTAAATGTATCTCTGGAGATACAGGTGGTTCATAAACTGGTGTCAATGGTGTCATTACTCCCCATTTTTTATACATACCTTTAGTATCTCTTCGTTTACATTCTTCTAAATTACAATCAACCCAAACTTCAATAAATTCACCAACCTTAAATTTATTCCTTATTGCATCTCTGCTTTTTTTATATGGAGATACCAAAGCTACTATAACTAAACCATTAATAAGCTTTGCTACTTCTCCCACTCGTCTAATGTTCTCTACTCTATCTTCCTTAGAAAAATCTAAGTCATTACAGAGTCCTTTTCTAACTTCATCCCCATCTAAAATATGTCCGCCTAATTTTAATTGTATTTGATGTGCAAGTGTTGTTTTACCACTACATGGCAGTCCGGTTAGCCATATCACCTTTAAATTCATACCCAAATTCTTTTATAGTTTGTGGAAACTTTCTGCCAACAATTTCTAGATCTTCTAAATTGTAATAATTACTGTAATGTTTCTTATCAACTCTAGAATAATTTTTAATCATAGGCAACTTTTTATACGGTATTCCTATCCATTCACAAATTCTTTTATACTCAGATTCAAGGTTTTCGTATCTTAAATAATAATTTGCTGTTCTCTTTCCATCTTTAAAATAATAATCATCTGTAAAAAAATATGGCTCAGGATTAAGGCTTTCTCTATGTAACCATTCGGTAAACGTGCTGCCAGGTTTCATCCAATTCTCCCAATGATACATTGAGACTGCCATATCCCAGGGATTCCTTACAATAGTAAACTTGAAAAACGAATCCCAATCGATGTTTGCCACTTCTTTGATAGCATCTGGAAACATATGCCGTTTATATTTTGTAAAATTTTTTCCATAAAGCTTAAGTCCTAATCTTAAAACATCTACTATTGGAACTGGGTTATTAACTATATCATCATCCCCACAATACTCTCCTAATGCTTGTAGTACAGAACTACCGCCAACCTTAAGTGGCCGCCAATAAATAAAATTATGTTTAAATGAAATTATCATTCATTTAAAAACCCAAAACTTAAATTAAGTCTGTGACGATCCCCTATAACTCTGGTTGTCCCATGCTCGTGTAGATCTGGTCTATAATAAATCAACATTCTTTCCTTAACTGATAATTCCTTGCCATCATATATATTCATCCCACCTTCTTTTGGTAATTGTAATATTACATTAAATCTATGATGCTCCTTATTATGTTTGTCAGTGTGGATATTGACTACACCTTTATCTTTAATCATCCCCAACCAATCTCCCAAATCAAGTTCCCTCTCAAAATTTAAAAGATCAAATTTTTTAATAATTCTATCTCTTATTATAGAAATATTTTCGTTATAGGTAAGTTTATTAATGTTTCTCCAAAATCTATTTGGTGAGTTATTGTTAACTCTTAATCTACATTCTTCTTCATACGCCCATTGTATTAAATTTTCCTGCTCATCTTTTGATATAAAATTCTCATAGACCATAACACCACCAACCAGTAGCTATATATTTAACTGTTGTTATTGGAGGGTTTCCTCTATGAGTATGTGTAAAAAAAGCAGGAAATATAAGAATATCTCCTTTACTTGGTTGTATTCTCTTTCCATAATGCAAAAATTCTGTTTCACCTTCTCCACTCGGTATATCGTTTAAGAAAATTGTCCACGTTAACATTCTATCACTTTCAGCTCCACCCCCTATTTCAGAATGCCAAATATGAAAGCCGCCTCCTATTAGAGTTTTTTGTAATTTAATCCGATAACTTACACATCTTATGTCACCTATCAATCTACGATATTTCTCTAAATATTCATCAAGAGCCTTAACTAAAACTGAATTAACTTGCTCACATTCATCGTTTTCTTCGCACCAATCTAATGCTAATTGAAAATCCTGTCGATGAACCGCGTTAAAGTAGCCACTCCCTTTATTTTTTTCTGAATATTTATCAAGTATAAAAATAAGTCTGTCACATAATTGATCAGAAACACGTTTTTTGTAAACTTCTATAAAATCTTCTTTCATATAAAATCAGGCCCCCAAATCCATAACACTAAAGAATAACGAACCCCTTTAGTAACAGGAGTTACTCTGTGCCAAGTGTACGAATCGAAACATATCACATTTCCTTGTGTTCTTTCTATCTTCGTTGGCCCAGGTTCTCCTCCGAAAAATTCCAAATCTCCACCTTCATAACTTTTAGGATCACTTAAATTAGCTGTTAAGGATATTTTCCTATTTAGTCCATTTATACATTGAGGATCATCTTCTGTAAAAATGTCTTGATGCCAGTCATAGTAATCGTCCTTGTTATAAGTTGTAAACTGGACCGCATCGTGGGACATGCTTTCTGAAAAATTAAAAACATTATATTTAAATGTTGAATCATTAGCTTCAAGTATGAATTGGAATAATGACCTAACCAATATATTATTTTCTTTAATCCAACATATTGGTGATTTCCTTTGGGGCTTTATATTTTTAAATGAAGCAATAGTTGATATGAAAGCAGTGCCTTCCGCAAACTCAGAATCTTTATATTTATTAATAATAGACTCACATTCGTCTACACTAATACCTTTATCCCAAACAAGAAAACCCATAATTAATTATAAGTAGCGTTATTAGTAAAATTAGCTAAAACTTTAAAGTGGTAAAAACCCAAATCATTTAATTTTTGCCTGTCAAATACTTTTATTTTATCTGATGGCTTTGTTAAACCAAACCACTGACTGCATCTATATACACTGTCATCTCCAGTTCTGTTTGCAGTTGCAACTGTTGAATAACAGATTTGATTCTTACATTCATAAGCACACCCAGCATTAGCGAATAAAACAATACGATCTTTTTGCTTAATCTTTTTTAATTCCTCTTCATCATCATTAAGATGCATTGGTAAGTGAAGTTTGTCATATACATCAAGAACTTTATCTATTTCAGAAAATTGGGTTTGTTTTATAACACTAGCTTCTAGTGTATACTCACTGTAGTCTTTTCTTATCCACTGAGCTAACTTATCATTTACCGTGACAACTGAATTACCTTTGATATGATATCTTTCAAGTAATGGAAATGATTCTTCGTAATGTTCTTTTGATACTTTGTCTCCAGTTAATAGAATTTTTAATTTTATTCCATTGGCTACCATCCAATCATAATCTTCGTCTGTAATTTCTTCTTTTTCCCAAATTCTTCCGCCATATAATGGTGATTTTTCTTTAGTAAATCCAAAAACTCCTGTGATATTATCGTATCCAATACTATTGAACCTAGAAAACCATTCACTCATTTTATTTGAAAGTGATTTACCTCTAGCTGCAATCGTAATCGTCATTTGATTTATTACCCTCTGAACGTTGAAGGTAATCCTAAAAATGGTCTGTGATCATATTTATTTTTTTCTGAATCATTTAGCGAGGCATCGTTATAATGCAAAAACACTTGTCCACAATTTTCACCTTCAAATGCTTCTCGCCAATGTTCTAATGCCGGACCGTCATATATCAGCATATCCCCAGGTTCCAACAATATACTTACGCCTTGTTTTCCTTCTTCTCCAGAAGGTTCTAAAAATATAGGCCAAGGATCACCACCTAAGTTTAAAGTGGTAGAAACTTCACAACTATATCTATCTTTATGTCTCTCAAGAATATCGCCTTTTTTGTATAGTCTGGCGTAACTGTAGGTGGGGTATAGCTTAAGTTCTGTTTCTACTTCCATGCGGGGGTGTAATTTTGCTAACAAAGTTTCCATTACCAGGTCGCCGTAAACACTGTACGTGTTTGGTACTTGACCATCATTCCAGCGCCCCCATCCTATGTCTTCTTCTGTTTCACTTCCATCAGGATGTCGCGTAAATTTTCTAGGAATATGTCTTAGCTCATTAAAAAATTTTATTGTCTTTCTTTTGGTACATAAATAATTATAACAAAACTCGACAAGCTCCTCTGAGACTACGTTTCTAATGGATTTATACACTACTCTTTTGGGTAAGCTTTTTTGATTGCTTGAATTGCATCAACCCATGTTGTAGTATCGTTAATCTTATCGTCATACATCATTTCAAATTGAACTAAATTATTGTACTCAGCTGCACGTTTCTCTTTATAAGTCATAGCATCAGCTTCCTTTTTCTCGTCAGCAATAGCTTTTGCTTCTGCAGCATCTTTTGCCGCTTTATGTTTTTTTACCCATCCAGCTTCATCAAACTCTGTTATTGCTTCATTAGGAGTACCGTCATTGTATTCAATATCTCCTTTTGAACCATTCCATTGTATAGCCCAGACATTAGCATCTAAACCTAGGTCATCAACCACAATGGATTCCCCATCTACATATATTTTATTTTCTGGTGCGACCAATGAAATTGTACTCATTTTTTATTCTCCAAAAGATTATTTCGTTGTTCTACTAATGCATTAAAAGTTCTTTGTCCTTTAACTGTTTCATTTCTAAATGATTCAATGGCACCAGTTTGCCCTCTATTTGTTTGGCTCATTTCAACTTGTAATATAGGCATCCAGGCTATAGCACACTTCCAATCTTCTATATGCTCTTCTGATTGGGGGTGCTTACCAATTACTTTTGTATACCACATACAACGATGAATTATACCCTCCTTAACTTCTTCACACGTTGATCCTAGTGGGCAAGTTAATTCAATTTTTACACCCATAAATTACGCGTCTCTTTCAGCAATAATTACATCCATATATAGCGGAGCAGTAATACTTCCTCCTGATACGGCAGTAGTAATATTACCAGACATAGTATGAACATGCCCACCACCTGAACCAGCACCACCAGTAGACCGGAAACTATTGGATGAAGCAACATGGGGATACCAATTATTTTTTCCCGGTTGATAACCCGTACCCGGATTATATCCAGATAACGGATGACTATGAGACGGTAATTCTGATTCTGCTAAAGTATGTGATGCTGCTGCTAAATTATGATTAGAAGAACCAGATAAATTATGCGCAGGACTACTTACTGCTGCTGTACCACCAGTTCCGCCACCTGTTCCAGAAACTACTCTTAATTGTTTGTCGTTGTTAGCCGTATCTTGTGTCCAATCAGTAGGAGCTGATGCTTGGAAGAAGTCAGTTTTAGTTCCTGCTTCCAACCCACCAGACGGGGCTACTGTAACACCTGACCCACGACCAACATTATCACCTATGATTCCACTCATTGGATTATTCTCCTAAATTATAATGTTTGATCGAGATAACTAATAACAACGTCTACATCTGCCGCACTTCCTGTTAAGCCAGATAAAACGTCACCTGCTGTTAAAACGAATTTACTTGTATGTTCAAAAGTAGCATTAGCTGCCAACGCTTGTGCTTTATATACATAATAGTCGTTAGCTCCTGCATCATCTCTTACATAAAGATCAAAAGTTTCTGCTGCTCCAGCTGTTTCACATAACGTCATGCTTAGAACAGTATACGTATGTCCTGAAGCAACTGTTAAGAGATCAGCTTCAGCATTAGATAATGCTGATTTTAGTGCTACACTTAATACTTCACTAGCCATTTTTAATTCTCCTTGTTTAGAATCCCATTACCAGGGCTTTTCCTGTAGTTGTTAATGCGGGGTTCATGACAGCTGTCAAATGTTCACCGTCAATACTCCCATCCACATAGTGAACACTATCAACACCATTTTCTATAAGAGTTAGCACTTCCCCAGCACTCTGATCTGCGGTAGCACCGTCTTCTACATTAGCAAATGTTAATACTTGTGCTTTTGTAAGTTCTTCAATAACTCCATCAGCACCAGATACCCTGCCAAGTATTCGCTCATCAGCAACAACATTCTGAATCTTTGCATAGGTAACTTGATCATCCCCAATATGAGCAGTATCTATACTTAAATCAACATAGGCATCTGAGTCGATAGACTCATCTTTGATTTTAACAGCCGAACCATCTGCCTTAGTGTAATTTACACATTGAACCGTATTAGTACCAGTTGAAAAAAACTCTGCAACATCACCAGCAGCAGTTATAATATCGTCTTCTCCTGGTAAATCCAAATTGGTAGCATGGTGGGTCATTGTTAACGCCCCATCAAACTGAAGAGTGAAGTGACGGTTAGCAGCAACAGTAAAAGCTGAAAAACTAGTCGTCCCAGTTACATCAAAATAATCTCCGTCAGTATCTATAACAGTAGGCGAAGCGGAAGCTATATCGCCACCCTTATGTCCAGCCTCAAGATCTTCAGCAAAAGAACTTAATAGTTCTGCTGTCATTCTAAGTTCAATAGGAATACCAGCAGAGTGACCACCGGACGTAGCATCACATGTACAAGTAACCCCAGAAATAGCAGTAACTTTAACTACTTCATCGGTTAGAGATACATATGTCCAGTCTCCCGCAGCTAGTGTAGGAAAAGACGCAGCTGAAGTTAAATCAAAACTAGTAGCTGAAGCTGATATTGTTGAAGCTAATGTTGTATATGCATTATTCGTAAACTTTACACCCATAACTGTGCTCCTTTAGGTAACAGGGTTATTAAGATATGGTGATAGTCCACGTAATAGTAATTGAGTCCGATGCACCTTTATTAACTACTGAGAATACAGTACGCGCAAGCATGTCGCCAGATGAAGCAGCATCAAAAAGACCAGCTTCAGTAATAGCACCTGTACCATCACCAGCTGCCCAAGTACATGCATACGCAATTGTGTTAGTTGAAACAGTAGTACCTGACAAAGCATTTCTGTCAATTTCTGTCTGCAACGTGGTATCTCCAGCAGCCGCTGCGTTAGTACCGGTACCTAATGCCATATGCGTCATTACTGTGTTCGCATTATTCATTCTATCAGCTACCCAGTTTTTACCTGCCGTTACTACTAAATTGTCTGTTTCTTGAACTACTGCACCATTTAGCAAAATACTTAGTGCACCTGTTAATTTTAAACCATCGTTAATCATTTTTAAAACTCCTAGTTTAGTGTTACATTATTTAACGGTAATCCTGTTGCATTCAATACCCCGCCCGAAATCTTAGTAAGGTTTATAGAATCAGAGACAGTCGTCACATTATTTACGTTATTAGTGGTGGAATTGCCAAGTACAAGAGATAGCATTTCCGTTACGAGTAAATCATCGCTTGCTACTAAACTATTCATTCCTTGAACTGCTGCATTTAGTAGCACACTATTTAGCGGTACTCCTGCTCCATTTAGTAGCGCACCTGAATTATGACTTACGTCTATTGAATCAGAAACAGTCGCCGCATTCTCCGGTAGTACTATACCAATGTCGTCATAATAATGGTAGACCAGTGTATCTGCTAGACTTATTGAATCAGTTAAAGTTTTAAAGTCTATATACAGATAATCTGTGCAACTAATTGTATCAGATAAACCTTGACCTAAGCTGTAATGATCCGTATCGCTAAATGTAAAGGCATCTGTTAAATTTTTACCTGGTGTTAATGCTATTGCATCTGAAACAGGTCCAAGAGCATCAGCCTGGTCATTACCTTTTAATAACTCAAACTGGGAGTCGCTCGCATTTAATGGACTTGTGTTAAGTACAAACGTACCCAGTGGATTAGATTCACTATCTTTTAATACAATAGGATCATTAAAGTTTCTGACGTAGTCCCAAACTTGGGTAACTGCGTCACTCATACTATAACTATCAGCTACAGGATGCCCATACAACAGCCCGAGAATATCCGACATCGTAGCAACATTACCTTTAGTTCCAACGAAATCTTTGTCTATTAATGTCGAGTCATCTAAAGCGAAACCATCTGCTAGAGCTTTAGCTAGTACTCTATAGGCTGTATCTGAAACAGTGACGCTATCTGAAGGTACTTTAGATGGATGTACTGCTGCAACATCCAGTAGTGCAAAGACGTCACTTAATGCTGGTTTTACTATTGCAAATTCATGCGAATCAGCTAAAGGAACTGAAAAATAAAATTCTCTATTTTTACTATCGTAATCTAGTACGATCTCTACATCAGCATTAATATAACTAACATCTGCAGAAATTTTAGAACTCATTAGAAGTCAGCCCTTACTTTGAATTTAAGCCTATCAAAAAGAGTTAAAATACCCCCGCTAGTGTATGCTAATGAAATTTCACCTTCATAAGTACCAGCTGAAACATCCAAAGTCGTAGCACCCCACGGCATATAGCATGCTCCGTTTGTATACGGAGCTACTTTTATGCAAGTCATCGTATCTAGGACAGTTGTAGTGCCTAAAGCACGGAATTTTACTGTAATTGTGGGATCAGTAATATCAATGATGGCCCATGTAGCTGAGTCATCAGGGTCTAGAGTTAGACCAGCTGCGGCGGTAGTGTTGTCTTTTAATGTTAAGTTGATCTCTGGCTTTGTATCATTAGCCACGAGATTAATCGTGTCATAGTATGCCATTATTAACTCCTAAGGAGGTTGTTCTCAGCATTGGCAATGGTTGCAGGTATAGAATACGGGAATATTTTATAATGTCAAATTAATTATACAAATCCGTTATCCTCTAATTTAGTGTTAATTTCAATGTCATTATTCCCCCACATGCCAGAATTAATAAGTTGTTTGCAACTGGCTTCATAACGAAGATAATAAGTATTATTTTCGTCTTTCATATCTCCACTAATAGCGCCGTGTGCTTTATATGCTGAATAATTTAACAATGCTTCTGTGTATACTTCATTAATCTTTAAATCTGCATAAGTTGTTTTAGCTTTTGTAGGTGCTGCTGCATATTTTAAGAGAATTTGAGTACGCTTTGGTGTTTCTGCATCGGTACCTTTAATAACTGCTTTAAACGGTTCAGGTATAAGAATAGATACATGTTGATCTACATCAGATACTAATTTTACCGAATCATCTTTAATAGGTACTTGTACGTAATCTGAAGCGTAATATGCATGAATAGGAACAAGAAAATTCGAAGGTAAAGTAAATTCTTCTCCGTCTAATGGATTATCCATTTCATACGTTTTTACCAGTAAATGAAATCTTTTATGTAAAGCTAAGTTAGCTAAATTTACATAATTAATAAATTTATTTTGATTAACTGTTTGTACTGCACTTGGAACTGGATCCGGGTTGGAAGACATATCTCCAACACTGGAAATAGCAAGCTTACTGCATTCTCCGGTAGCTAAGTAATCAATATATTCAGAAACTTTCATATCATCCTCTAAAAAGGTGGATAGGCAAGGGCCCAACAGCCCTCACCTACCCAGGGAGGCACACATTAACCCAGGAGGAGTAGCTCTTTTTGGGTTAACGTATGAGTTAAACAAAGTAGGAACTATCTCCTACTTTTTTAGTAGTCCCTTCATCACCCCACATAATCGAATCCCTCAGTTCTTCTTCATCATCTATTTGCGTAGCTACCTCACTTGGTTTCCATGAGTTTAATTCTGCTAACATTGTGATCGTATCTATGTGATCGTCATGTTTACTTTTAAACCCCTTTAGAGTAGCTAAAGATATCTCAAAAAGCAACTCCACAAGTTCCTCACTATCTTTTAATTCCTCCGGTAACCAGATTTTTTTAGCTTTAAATAATGGAACAGCATTCTGCTGAAACCTACTCATCTTATCTTTAGTAGGTCTGATTCCTATTGTATTACTATTTTTTCCCTTAGACAAAGTAAAATAAATATTACGTTGACCCATCTCATTTTGAATCCAACTAATAAAACCCCCTTGTTGGCCTGTTGTTTCAATTCCTACTTCTTGAGGACTATATTCCTGAACTAAACGAAACAGCGCATCAATAGTGTCATTCATAAGGGCCCGTTTACAATACCCATCTACCCAGAGCCAATCGCCATTATTATTATACGCCCATACGTTAATTACACTAAAATCAGCATGTTCCCTGTCACTGGTTGCAAAATCAGTAGTGACATAAAAATTATAGGCGCCTTTGTTTTTAAGCAATGTACTTCGTTTATACCAAATTAAATCTGAATCCTGGATTA